TCAACTGGCTTCGGCGTTTTTGCCCTCCCGCCGATTCACCCAATACTGTTTGACCCCTTTTGAAATGGCCTGACGCATTCTCTGGTCGCCTTCGGGCGAGATGTTGGCGCGCTGGGTTTTGGCGTCGGCCCAGCGGCAATTCTCTGGCGCATAAGGCCCTTTCGGATCGATCCGATCCAGAGACATGCCATCAGGGCGCTCACCCATGTCACTGAGGAAGTTGAGGAAATCATCTCTCCACCTCTGGCAAACCTTTATGCCCCTCGCCCCATACAAGTAATAAGACACATTGTTGGGGTTATGGCACCTATTGATCATTTGAGCATACGCACCATACATGAAGTGCTTCCTACGTCCCTCTCCTGCTTCACCCGGAGGGCGGATAACAAAGGCGCTGCCAGTGCGGTATTGCCTCATGTAATGGGTGGAACACATCCCCTTGCGCAGCTTGGTCTTTCTTTCGCATCCAGCGATTGAGCATTGGTTACCGATCATGTTTACCACTCTAAAGCATTTGCGGCATTCATCAAGAAGCTAGGAGAAAACCTTGCGTATGTCCTCTCAGTGATTCGGCTATCAGTGTGGCCAAGGAACTGAGCAATCTGAGAAAATGGCGTGTTTGCCTCAGCCATCCACACGGCAGCGCTATGCCTCATCATGTGAGGAGTGGCCTTTAGCCCTGCGCGCCTTGCAGCGGCTGCAAATCCGTTCCTGATCGAAGCAACCCTTTCTCTACCATGCTCGACCACATAGTCCGACATCGCCCCCTCTTTGGCCTCCAGAAGCGCGGCGCGAAGTTGGGCGTTCATCGGAACGGTGGCGCGATACTTGCTGGTTTGGATCCGTTCGTGGGGATTGAGGATCACGACATTGCGATCGAAGTCCACGCGGTCCCATGTCAGATCCAGAAGGGCATTTGTCCTCGCGCCTGTGCCGACCGCGAGCTGCAGGAAGATCTTGATGTGCGGCGCCTGCGCATTATCCAGCAGCCGGCGAAACTCCGCCTTGCTGAGGTGCCCAACCGTCGTTGATGGAAACGACGGCATCTTGAGAAAAGGCGCCTTCTTGATGAGGTTCGCCTTCTCGGCCCAATTGAGCGCCGCCCGGATTACCGCAAGTTCATTGCGCACCGTGATCGGCTTGCAATGCGATCGGCGCGCCCGGTAATCCTCCGTGGCCTGTCCATCGACCCGCGCCACCGGCAGCTTGTCCCAATATGGCTTCGCGGCCTTCCATGCCACAGTCGCGCGCTTGATCGACAGCATCGCTTCCTTCGCGGCCAGATATGCGGCGACAGCCTCGCCCACGGTGTGGACCTCGCCGCCTAGCGTTCTGCGTTGCCAGAACTGACGAGCTGCGGCCTCGGCCGACGCTCTATCAGCCGTTCCAAGCGAATGTCGGTGGCGGCGTCCATCCTCATCTGTCCAGACGATGGCGAGCTGTTTTCGGTATCGTTGCAGGGTGTAGTTTGACATTCAAATCGTTCCACTTCGTCCGCCCTGATCCTCAAGAGCTTGCCGCCGAGCTTGAACGCGCGGAGGCTCCCGCCCCGAATCAGGGAGTAGACGGTATCTGTTCCGCAGCCCCAATGCTCCGCCAGGCTTGCGACGCTAAAGACTTGCGCCCCCATAGCTCACCCCTCCCCCACAAGAGCGGCGTCGATGGCGAGTGACCGATATGCCCCGCGCAGCAGCCGAAGCCGGTGCGTCGCCTCCTTCATGTTGATCGCCCCTGAGATGAGATATTCGTAGCTTTCGATCATGCTGCGCGCTGTGAGCCTCAGCGGGATCGGATTGCCATAGGTCAGGTTCCACCCGATGCCGCCATGATGACCAGCCATCGGATTGGGTATCGTGCTGAAAGCGCCGCCACCGATGCAGACGCTGGCGCACATGGCATCAGCCACATGTGGTTGCAGGCTGTGCCCCACACGATAGGCGCCCGGCTCATCAGGCCCTGGCGTCCATTCGATCGCCGGTGCTGGCGCCTCGTAGTGACGGAAAGTGCAGTTGCGGAGAGCCAGCGTGCAAAGGGTCGACAACGCGATGGCATCGACTTCCCGTGCCTCGCAGTCGTAAATCTCGCACGGCACCCCGGCCCGGTTGATGAGCCGTTCAAGCCATAGCGCGCTGATCGGAATAGGCATGTCGCCCATTTCGCCAATGACCGTCTGCAAGGCGCGGATCATAGCGATGTCGCGCTTCTCACTCATCGCCGCTCTCCTTCATACAAGGCGCAATCCGCGCCATATCACTGCGGCACGACGGGCAATCGCAGCCCTCGACGCGCATCCGATCCTCCGCCCTGCACTCCTTGCACATCAGGCCATGGTCGGCAGGCTTGCCAACATGATCCTCCCGCATGACGCAGGTGTCGGTGCCGTGGTGTTTCACTTGCGGCTCTCCTTGGCCATATCGCGCAGTTCGCGGAGGAAATCAGCGATCCGGTAGAGCGGCCAACCGATCCAGATGCAGGTGATCAGCAGCACCAGCATGACCCAATCCGCCTCACCCATGACACTCCTCCACCTTGACGAACTCGCCCCCCCTCAGCACCCACTGCCCCGGCTTCTTAGGCGTAGGCGTGAAGGGCTTGGGCGCGGGGTGTTTGCGCGGCGGGGTCATGCGGGCACCTGTTCGACCTGAGGTCGGGCGAAATAGGTCTTGCCGTCCAGTTCGTGGCCGCCCTTGTCAGCGCCGCGCCCGCCGACCTGCTTGAAGTTGAACACCCGGCCCAGTTCCAGCGACTGGTCGCGCAGGTCACGCGCCCACTGGATATCCATCGGACGAGCATTGCGGCCGCTCTCGCCGCCGACGATGATCCAGTCTGGCGCATTGCAATCGAGGATCACCGGGCCAAGCAGCGGCTCGAAACTGCCGAAGGTGAACAGCGCATCCAGCGCCGCGCCGGCATTCTTGAGCTTGATCCGGTCGCGGTCATATTCGGCCTGACTGCCGAACGTCGCGCCGAGCGCCGCATTGGGCGGAAAGCCGCCGCACTCGATAGCCATGTCGATCGCATTGCCGATCCGCTTGGACAGGTAGAGCATGACGAGGTTGGGGCATTCGCGCGCCCGGTCGAATGCTTCACGGCGCCATGCCATCGGGACGCGATTATCCCAGATGTCGCCAAGGCTCAGCGAGAACACGAACGCGCGCTTGCCTTCCTCGCCCGCGATGCGGTTCCATTTGCGCAACTGCGCCCATGTGGAGGACGAGGTGCGCACCCGGTCGCCGTCGTTTCCCCAGACAACCTTGCCGTAGCGGTTGTCCATCAGGTCTTCGGCATAGCAGTTGTCGCACGGCGCGCCGACCTTCGTGCAGCCCATCCACGGGTTCCATGTGTGGTCGGCCCATTCGATCTTCGTGTTCTGTGCCATAATCATTACCCCGCCGCTATCAGCTTGCGCCGTCGCGGCGGGGCCTCCTTGGTGAATGGTTAGGCGGCGGCCTGCTGGTCGCGTGCGTTGCGGGCGCCGATGCCTTCGCGGGCAAGGCGGGCCATCCGCTTGACGGTCACGTTCGCGGTGGCAGTTTCCTGTGCGGCAATCTGGGCAAGGCTAGCCATCGCCGCTTCCAGCTTGGCGTCGCTAGCAATCACGCGCTCCTGCAACTCCAGATTGCGCGCCAGCATGTCTTCGCTGGTCCGCTGCAACCTGCCGATCGTCGCCTCGCGGACCATCAGCGTGTCATCGCGCTCGACAATCTGGCGGCCCATTTCACGGGTGACCGCATCGTATTTCTTCTTCCAGACGAACATGCTTGTTCTCCTCTAGGCCGCGCGGGCCGGTTCAGAAATCAGCTGATAGCCCTTCGACCAGTGGGCCTTCCCGACCGCTTCGATCAGATATCCGTCCGCCCTCATGCAGCGGATCAGCAGGTAAAAGCTGGCCATGCTCCGGTCTGGCATGACTGCGTTGCGCAAGGTTTCGCCGTGGATCGCCCGACCTTCCCGCAGCATCCGCAGAAGGTTGGTGCGGCGGTCCCAGGTCTTGGAATAGCGGCCCTTGCGCGTAGGGAGGTCGTAGCGGGAGGGCATTACTTGCCGGCCCCCAGTTCAGTCTTGCGCACGCCGGCATGGACAAACAGGTCGTCGCCATCAGCCTCCGACAGATCGGGCAGCAGCGATTCCAGCTTGGTGTCGACATCGATCACCGTGCCGCACTGGTCGATTTCCGCCATGGCCTGATCCAGCGTCAGGCGCTCGCCGCGTTCGTCGTCGGCCGGGCCTTCGCCGACATCATCAGCGGCCCGCTCCGACTGGATCTGATGCTCCAGGGCATCGAGGCGGCCGGCGGGCTGCTCGGTTTCGATCTGCGCAATCTCGCCCTCGGCAGCCATGGCGAGCGCCGCCGACTTAGCGACCATCGTGTCATCGCGCTCGAACTCGGCTTCGATGTCGGTGGAACTCGGCAGTCGCTTGGCGAAGCGCCGCATGACAGTCTTGCGCGCCATTTCGCCCCACCAGTCCACCCACGGCCCCTTGTCGGAAGCGCGCGAAACCTTCCGCACCGCCTCGATCTGCGCGACGTTCATGATTTCGGGCGGAACGACCTCACCGCTCTTGAGGGTGGCGATCGCATAGGCGCCGATGGGATTGCCGCGATCCGCGAACCAGTCAGGCTCAAACACCGGGACAGCATCGAGGCCGGGCCGATAGGTGAATTTGTCATGCTCATGAATGACATGGACATCGACGCTGGCGATCTCGCCCGACTGCCGGATCTTCTTCAGGACGCCGGCAATCATCGGCATCCACTGGACCTTCTTGTCCCAACCACCCGACTGCCGGTTCTTGGTGTTGAAGATGACCAGCGCGCCTTCTCGGCCGTCTGGCAGCAATCCGTCCTGGGCCGCCTTGACCACGGCGCCGAACAGCGACCGGCGATCAGCGTTAAGCAGATCGGGGTTGCTCTGGATCGCGGTCATCGTGACGCGCTGAAACTTGTCGACGGCGATATGCGCCGGCAGCGCCATCTTGAGCTGGTCGCTCATCTGCGCCAGGCTCTGTCGCAACGCAACCACCGGGTCCGCGCGCCGTTCTTGAAGCTGGGTAGCCATTATGCTGCTTTCTCCGTGATGCTGAAGCGCCGGTAAGATTTCCGGCCCTTGATGATTGTGCCGATGTCGTCGGCAGTGATTTCGCGATCCGGCTGGGCCTTGGTTGTCGGGCATTTGACGGTCATCCCGTCGAGCAGCGCCACGCCCGCGTTGCCGAGCTTGTCGAGCAGTTCAGCCTGCGCCGCATCGGCCTGCGCCTTACCCTGTTTCTCCAGCGCCTTGCCGGTCAGCCAGCGGGCAGCAGCGTCGACAGCCAGATTGTCTGTCCTCAGGTCGATCAGGTCGCCATTATCCTCGGGATAGAGCGCGCTGATCGTTGGCAGGTCGCGGGTATAGTCTGCCGCCGGCGGATCACCCGCAGCGATTGAGCGCCAGAACGCCGCAACCCGCGCCTCGATGTCTGACCAGATGATCGGGCGGAACTGATACTGGAACCGGCGCAGTTCATTACCGCCTACCAGCACGATGACATCGCCCCAATCGCAGCCGGCCAGACCCATATAGGACATGACCTGCAGCAGATAATTCAGCGGAGGCTCATCACCCCAGCCTTTGGCGACGATCCAGTCGGCCGTCTTCACCTCGAGGATGCCGCGGCCACGCTGAGGGCATATGACCATCTGGTCAGGGTGTCCGCCCAGCCCGGCGTCGTTCGTGAGGCGCTTGGGCGTCTCCAGCTTCTGGTAGCCAAAGCGGTCGCAGGCGCCTTCGATAATGACCGGCTCAAGGCGAACTCCCCATTCCGCGCGCTCATTGCCAGTGAAGTCTGGCGTTGCGACATTGCCGGCCTTCCGGTGCCAAAGCTCGAACTCGGTCAGCCAGGGATGCTGGTTGAACAGCGCAGCTACCTCCGACGCGCCGACTACCGACGCGCGGAAAGCGTCATCGCCATCGCCGGCCATGATGTTGGTCGCGGCGTTCATATGTGACTCCCCACCAACAACCCCATCATGAACACCACAGCCCCCGCACCGATCAGCTCGGCATAGGGAGGGTGGAGGCCGATGCGGGCGTCGCGGTTGGTCAGGGCGGCGCGGATTTTGCGGATCATGCTGCACCGCCTTTCGCCTTGGCGATGGCGGACCGCGTGCGCGACATACCGTCCGCTTTTTCGAGAACGGCGTCGATCTGTTGAATGATCGCCCAATTCTTGAAATCGCCCATCGTCCATTGGTGCTGGGCCTGCGTCCACATTTCCTGTTTGGCCTTGATGAGCATATCCAGCAGTTCCGGCGCGGCGGCGATCAGGCGGGCGTTAGCCCTCGCCATGTCCGTGCTGTGTGGCTCGCAGCGAGCAATCGTGACATCGTCAGTGGTGTGGATTCGCTGACTAAATTCATTGCCGATCCAAGGCCCCGGCGTATGCGTTGCGTTCGTCATGCTGCAACTCCCAACGCCAAAGCCTCAAGGCGCTGCACAAAGCCCGTCAGTTCGGCGATCCAGTGGTCATAGAAGGTGCCAGGCAGGCGCTTATCGAGCAGGTCGTTTGCCCATTCGTGCGCCCAGCGCTGGCCGATTTCGTGGCCGATCCTGATGCACCGCGCCTCAAGGTCGCGGCACTGGCGGATGGCGTTTCCGCGATGGTCGATCACAGCCGTGCCTCCCCTGCCCGGCGCGGACGCCCATTGAGGTAGAAGAAGCGATCCAGTTCACGCATGCCGCGAACCACGCTCAGCGCGTTGAGAAGACCGCCCTTCAGGGCATGCTCGATCACGACCGGATGTGCGTCACGAACGTCTGCGCAGTTAGCATGCGGATAATAGTGCGCCATGTGCGCGACGAGGCGGTCAAAGGCCGTCTCTTCCTTGGTGATGATTTCGTGGCGCATGTCAGCCCCCCGCTTTCGCGATGGCGGCTCGGATCGCAGCCAACTGCTCTTGATGCGAAGCCCGGTCGACGGGGTGCATCACTTCAAAATCCTCATCGCCAACGTCGAGCCAACGCTCGACCGCGCGCAAGGTGTTGAGCATCGCCGGAGCGGCAATAGCCACGGCGAAATCACGATCCGATATGCCGAACACACGACAAATCGTGCGCTCTGGTCCATCTCCGTAGCTGTTGGTTCCTGCTGCTATCTCAAAGCCGCACTGACCATCCGCCAATCGGATAGACGAGAACTTGTGCCACTCTGCTTCTTGCTGAAAATCGGATCGAGGCATTTCCCGTCTCCATCGGTGAACTGATGTCATCCTCGCCCCGGCGCGTGGCCGGGGTCCGGTCACGTCAGGCCGAAATGCCGTCCTTGCAGAGCTGGTCAGCCAGAGGTTCGTCGCGCCAGTAGGCCTTGAAGCGGTCGAGGAAGAACGCGCGCTTGGCGTCCAACTCGGTCAGCGCGTCAATGTGCTTGCGCTCTTCCCGATCGAACCAGCCCAAGACCTCAGCCTTCGAGACGCTGAAATCGTCATCAATGCTAGCGATGATCTCGACATCCTTGGTGTCGCTATTGAAGGACAGCGTGTGCAGGCCGACCGCGTTGTATTCGCTCTTCACATAAGCGACGATGATGGTCGGCTTGCTCGGGAACGGCTCGAACCCGACGACGATACCCGGATGGACTTCGGTGCCGTTGTAGGTCTTGGTGAGCACCTTCACGCGGCTACCGACACGAAGTTCTTCGATGCGGCGGGCAGTGCGAAGATCGACCTCCAGCTTGACGCCGTTCACTTCGATGATCTGCTTGGTATCGTCCATCTTCTTCCTCCATCTCGCGGTTTCCCGCTGGTGCCGGGTCTGCGGTGGTGCGACCGGGCTGATGAGATGGGTTATAGATGCGTGTAATTACCCGCGTCAAGCATAAAATGCGTGTAGTTACCCGCATTCACTTCTAGGCACGAAAAAGCCCCGCAGCGAACGAGCGCGCGGGGCTGGGCGTCGGGCAAACTAAACCCCGCCGCGAGATGGTCGGGCGGGGCTAGTGGTCAGCATCGGGGCCGCCGGGCGGCGGTTCAATCTGGTTGGTCAGGACTTTCGTCATACGGCAGGTCGAGCGTCTCGACCCGATTTACAAGAACCTCAAGCACATCCAGAACCGTGTATCGTTCCGTCAGAAGTTCATTATCAAAGCCATACAGCAACTCAACGCGAACGGTGCAACGCAGGGCATCGCCGGGACGGACATCCACCTGCCTATTTTGAAACCGCCTTAGCCACGGCTGATCATCGATTTTCGCGCCGATATTGCGCTTCCCGTGCCTCAGTTCCCATTTGCTTTCGCCAAGATAATCCGGGCGCTTCACAGGTAGGATCATTTCCGCTGGCGGGTTTTCGATCGTCCGCGCTACCGCCAGTGCCTCTATGTCTTCGATCGGCAGCGACACGGAAAGATTGAACTCTAGGTCACCTTCTTTGGTGAGAAGCGTCGCTCGATCGCCCGGAAGCAAACGATCCTTAACAGCTTGGAAATCGCGCACCGCAGTAACGAGGGCTGCAGGTGATGGCGCAGTATAATCAGGCAGATGCCGAACGTCAGTTTCTGCCGCGATCCGCTGAAGTTCACGGCGCAAATCTGGCAGGCTGCGTGGCGCGGAATCATCATCTATCCAGCGGATAACTGCATACTTCGCCCGCACGAGATATTTGCCAACGAGCGGCTTCCAATCCAGCGTCTTGAGGGCGTCGTCCTCCGTCGCGGACAGTGCGTTGCGGAGCCATGTCTTGATGGATCCAGACTGGATATCCTCAAGGACAAGCACGGTTTCAATGCTAGAATCAATCGACTTGACCAGCTCATCGTCAAGCGCTTCGCAGGCTTTGATGAAGTCATGGGTGGCCGTGAACACGCGAGACGCAGGCCCTACACCCCGCTGAAAATCAATCTCAAAACCGAAGTCTGCGCGGGGCGGCTCTGGTAGCTTATCAGTAAGTGTGAGCGTTGCCATAATTTCCCCGATTTAGGCCTACGGCCTAACATATCTTGCCATTCAGGGCTATCGCATTCTCAATTCGCCACCAAAGTTATCCACAGCTTCCTCGCCAACCGGCTAGGAAATTTCCTTTCCTACAGCCCCGACTCGGAATAAGAACAAAAAGAGAACGGATGAGTCGAGGCGTTGGCGATGAAGAGGATCCTATTGGAAACCCCGGCGTGCCCGGAGGATTGCCCGGAGTGCAATCTCCATTGCGCCGGCATCGTCATGCTGCTGGCCGATCTTCGGCGGGATCAGGAAGGGCTTCTACGGGAGTTGAGTCAACGTCCGAGCCAAGGCCTGCGCGAAGATCTGAAACTCGTTGAAGGGCATTTGGGAACTGCCGCGCAAGCTTTTGAGCGCGTCCGTCCTCAAACGGGTCGATCCCCACGGTGTCGAGAAGCATCGCAAAGGCCGATGTCAGTAAGGTTGCATTAGGGAGCGTGGCCTCGAACGGCAACCCAATCGCATACTCAGCCGGGTTCTTCTCCAAAGCTGCGGCGATGCCGATAAAGATCTCAGCGCTCATGCGCTTGTCCTGGCCACCGATGAAGTTGCGGTAAAAATCGGCGTTCCTGCCTCCCGTCACCTTCAGCGAAAACTTACGCGCAGAGGTCTTGGCGACGGCCTCAGCCATGTCAGCCTTCAACTTGTCCAGATCGATCGATGCCGGGTCACTCATAAAAAGTGGTATCGGCGCGCGGGTGATTCCCCGCAATATCGTGTAATTACCCGCGATATGCATTGACATGCGTGTAATTACCCGCAATAAATGCTGCTCATGGAACAGCACCCCATTTTGAAAGAGATTTCGGCGTTCATCGCGACGCACGAAATGGCGGAAAGCACTTTCGGCCGGGAGGCTGCTGGTGACTGGAAGTTGATCAAGGAACTGCGCGGCGAAGGTCGCGCCCGGCCTCGTCGGCTCTGGCCCGACACCGAGGCAAAGATCCGCCACTTCATGGCCACCTACCGCCCCACCAAGCCCGCGAGCGCGGCGGCGTGAGCTGGGACTGGAAGCCCGGCGATCTGGCCGTGTGCGTGGATGCGCGGCCGCACCCTATCCGTGGCGCGCATCCTGATCTGGCGGTTGGGAAGATTTACCGCGTCGAGGCTGTTGTTCGCGTGTCCTTTTCTCTGGCGTTCGGCCGGAACTGTGTGTCGCTGCGACTGACTGGCATCCACGCTGGCAACCCATCCAATGATTTCGCCGGTGAGCGTTTCCGAAAGTTGGAAGCCGCCGAACCCGCCTTCACCAAGGCCATGCGCGAACTCCGCCCGCTGGTGGAGGCCTGACAGCCCATGCAGCGCAGCCTCACCGATCACCTGTCCCTCACACCGATCAACGCCCCCTGCGCGGTTCGTGTCGGCGGCCATAGCTTCGGCTTCGGGGCGGTGTTCTTTCCTATCGCCACCGTGACTAACGGCGGCGTCGGCGGGCGTCCGGTCGCACCCGTTCCCTGCGATCGTTCGTCCGCCACCAATTCTGTTCCTGCGGGTCGCACCCAGGACGGCGCTAGCAATTAGAGGAGCGCAACTATGACGATGTACGTCAAGCCACTGCCGTCGCAGGCGCTTCTCTTGAAGCTGCTCGATTACGACGCTGAAAATGGCACCCTGATTTGGAAGCCTCGGGACCATTCCATTTATCCCGAGAAAACACGGCAGACCGCTGCGACCCTGGCTTATTTCAATAAGCATCACGCGGGTCGTCGTGCAGATCAGATGAACGATAAGGCAGGATATCGCACCGTCCGAATTATCGGTCAGATATACATGGCACATCGGATCATCTGGAAGATGATGACTGGCGTTGATCCGGTGGTGATCGATCACATTAATCGCCAGCGCGACGACAACCGTTTCGTGAACCTCCGCGACACAACGTCGCTTGGAAATTCTTGGAACCGGGAAGTGTCCAACATCTGGCAGGTCAAGAAAAATGGCCTCTGGCGCGGCGAGATAGTCTTCCACGGGCGGGTAATCCGTATCTGCTCCTTCGAGCGCCGCGAGGACGCTGAAAAGGCGGTCGCCGCAGTGCGGGATGCTCTGTTCGAGTTTCCTGCCTCTCCGGCTCTCGGCGCCAATGTTTCCACTCTCGATCATGCTGCAACCGCTAACGGAAAGGCAGTCCACCATCATGCGTGACAGAAACGAGATTGTGCGCGAGCGCCAGTCCGCCATCCGCCGCGAACTCGACCGCCGGGGTATCGCCCTCAAGGTCGTCGCGATGGATGCTGAGATCAGCTATTCGTCCATCACCAGCTATTTCCCGCAGGCTGGCGGCGATCGCCCGGCGATGATCCCCATGGGCGTCGTCTATGCGCTGGCTGAGGCGCGCGCGATTCCTGACGACCTGCTGTCGCTGCTTCTCCCCGCCGGCTGCATGATCGTCCGCGCCCCCGAGGAAATCGACCACGACGAGATGGAGCGCGTTGCCCGCGACTATCTCGCCGCCAAGGGTGCAGCGCATCATCCCGACAGCCCTGATGGGCGCGAGATCAGCGATTGCGAGGATCGTGACCTTGATCAGCGGGCCGCTCGGCTTGTGGCGGTGGCAGCATGACCGCCCGGTTCACCCTTCACCCCGGCGACTGCCGCGAAACAATGGCTGCGATGGACGAATGCTCGATCGACAGCATCGTCACCGACGCACCCTATGAACTGGATTTCATGGGACGATCATGGGACCGCACCGGCATCGCCTTCGATGTAGCCATGTGGGAGGCAGCGCTGCGCGTCCTCAAGCCCGGCGGCCACCTGATCGCCTTCTCGCACGCTCGCACCTATCACCGCATGGCCTGCGCGATTGAGGACGCGGGTTTCGAAATCCGCGATCAAATCATGTGGATTTACGGGTCGGGCTTTCCGAAGTCCCGCAACCTGCAGGGCGAGCATGAAGGCTGGGGTACCGCGCTCAAGCCCGCGCATGAACCGATCGTCATGGCGCGCAAGCCGCTGGTCGGCACGGTTCTGGCGAATGTGGAATCGCACGGTACCGGCGCCATCAATATCGATGGTTGCAGGGTACCGACCGATGAGACATTGCGCGCTGGCGCTGGTGTCATTCCCATGCGCCATGATCCTTGCGTACCACGCGGACGTGAAGGCGAGGCAAGTGCCCACGAGCGCTATGCCGATCGAGGCGCGACGAACTTTGCTGCGTCACCCGGTCCCCGTGGTGGCGATGATCGCGGACGCTGGCCTGCCAACGTCGTCCACGATGGCAGCGATGAGGTCGTGGATGCTTTCCCCTACACCAAAAGCAATAGCGGTAGCCTTACTCACAAGTCGGGGGTTCAAGGTGTTGCGTTCGGCAAGTACGGGGCATGCGAATCGTCCGGCATTTCCGATGAAGGCAGCGCCGCCCGGTTCTTCTACTGCGCGAAGGCCAGCAAGGCCGATCGCGATGAGGGTATGGAGGATTTCGAGCCTCAGGCCTTCGTGGCGTTTCAGACCGCCAATGGCACCAGCGGCAAGGCGAGCAGCATCAGCGAAGGCCGCGACACCCGGTACCGCAACACGCATCCGACCGTGAAGCCCACCGCGCTCATGCGCTGGCTGGTTCGGCTGGTTACCCCTGTCGGTGGTACCGTGCTGGACCTGTTCATGGGCAGCGGATCGACGGGCAAGGCTGCCATGCTGGAAGGATTCCGCTTCATCGGCTGTGAACTGACCGCTGATTATCTCCCGATCGCCCGCACCCGGATCCAAGCCGCTGCCGAACAGGCCGAGGCTGCAACCGTGCAAGGCGACTTCTTCACGGAGGCAGCCGCGTAATGGAAATTTTGAAAAATGAGAGCCAATTCTGGGCCTACATTCCTTTTGGGAATAGTTCAGAATGTTGGAATTGGTCGGGGCCTCTCGACGGTGCCGGATATGGCTCATTCACTAGCGGATATAAGCGCGTCGGCGCTCATCGCTATATGCTATTCCGCATGCGCGGCTATCTTTTGCCGCATGAATATGCCTGCCATTCCTGCGACAATCCCCGGTGCGTAAACCCCGCTCACTTGTTTGCAGGAACCGCATCAGACAACAATAGGGACATGTCGGCGAAAGGCCGCGCGCGCGGCCAGGCTCTTAGTCACTGCGCGCACGGCCACCCTTACGACGAAAAAAATACCTACTTCCGGGCTGGAAAGGTTTCCGGTCGGCAATGCCGGACTTGCAATAATCTCGCTGTCAAGCGCGCAAAAATGCGCCGGAAAGCGGCCGCAGCATGACCGGCCCCCAGGAAGCTGCGCCGGCTGAGGCTGTGCGGAAGGCGCGGCGCAAAGCCGATCGCGCAGCCATCAACGCCAAGGAGCAGCAGCGCATCATCGACATGATGAAGGCCATGCCGATCACGCAGGTCAAGGAGCAGTCTGGGCGGTCCTACGTCACGCTGCTGCGGATTGCGCAGGTGGCGCTGTGACCGTCACCCTGCGCCCCTATCAAACCGCCCTTCTCGACGGCGCGCGGCAAGCGTTCCGCGAGCGCAAGCGGGCCGTCCTGCTGCAGCTGCCGACTGGCGGTGGCAAGACGGTTTCGGGCTCGAAGATGATCGAGGGCAGTAGCGCCAAGGGCAACATCTGCTGGTGGCTGGCGCATCGCCGCGAGCTGATCGGCCAGACATCCAAGACCTTCGCCGCCATGGGCATCCAGCACGGCGTCATCGCCGGCGGCCACTCCTCCGATCCCGCCAAGCGCGTTCAGATCGGCAGCATCCAGACGGTCGCGCGCCGGCTCGACAGCCTCACGCCGCCTGACCTGATCATCTTTGACGAATGCCACCACCTCGGTGCCAGCCAATGGCAGAAGGTTTTCGAGGCTTTCCCGGAGGCCAAGATCATCGGCCTCACCGCGACACCATGGCGCCTAGATGGCAAGGGGCTAGGCCAATGGTTCGAGGACATGATCAACGGGCCCACCGTCTCCGAGTTGATGGATGAGGGCGCATTATCCCGCTACCGCCTATTCGCCCCGACCCAGATCGATACCGGCGCAATCAAGATACAGGCCGGCGACTTCAAGAAGGACGACCTGGCCGCAGCCATGGACAAGCCGTCGATCACTGGCGACGCGGTGGCGCATTATCTCAAGCTGTGCCGCGGCAAGCGCGCCGTCGCTTTCGCCGTCAACGTCGAACATAGCCAGCATATCGCCGCGCAATTCAATGCCAACGGCGTCCCCGCTGAGCATGTCGATGGCACGATGGACGCCGCATCGCGTGACGGGGCGATCCAGCGGTTCATCGCCGGCGAAACGCTGGTCCTGACCAACTGCGAACTCTTCGGCGAGGGCTTCGATGTCCCGGCGATCGAGGCCGTCATTCTGCTGCGCCCGACCAAGAGCCTGTCCCTCCACCTGCAGCAGGTCGGCCGCGCGCTCCGCCCGGCTCCCGGCAAGGCCGAGGCGATCATCCTCGATCATGCCGGCAACAGCCTGAACCATGGCCTGCCCGACGACGATCGGGAATGGACGCTGGCGGACCGCGAGAAGCGCAAAGCCAGCGACAAGGCCACGGTCGCGATCAAGACATGCCTCGAATGCTTCCATGTCTATCGTCCGGCCCCGAAGTGCCCGCAGTGCGGTCATGTGCCGGAAGCGCAAGGTCGCGAGATCGAGCAGCGCGACGGTGAACTGGCCGAGGTTGACCCGGTGGTTCTGCGCGCAGCCCGCAAGCAAGAGGAGCGCCGGGCCCAGAGCGTCGATGACCTGATCGCGCTCGGCAAGGCGCGCGGATACAAGAACCCCGTGGCGTGGGCGTCGAAATTCCATGCCGCGCGGCAGGCGGCCCGGTCCAGATATCAGCCTGACTACGGGAGGCGCTACGGATGAACGCCGCCCACACCGATCTTGTCCGCTCGATCCTGCTGGCCGTCTCCCCGCTCGGCCTGTGCTGGAGCAACGACACGCCGGGGCTAGCCTATACGCGCGACGGCAAGCCCTTCAAATCCGGCCTGACCGGTTCCAGCGACATTCTCGCCTGCATCAAGGGCCGGTTCGTCGGGATCGAATGCAAGACCGGCAAGGGCCAACTGTCCACGCCGCAGCGCCGGTTCCGTGACGCCGTGATCCGCAGCAATGGCGTCTTCATCGAAGCCCGCAGCGTCGATCAGGTCATGGCCTGTCTCAAGTCGGAGGGCCTGGCATGAGGCACCGCGACATCATCGACGTGGCCCAGCCCACACGCCCCTATTTCGACGCCATCGCGGCCGACTGCGCCGAAGTGATGACCGGCTATGCCCGCCATCATGCCTATGGCGAGGCCGCATCATTCCAGCGCCAGATGATCAGCGCCCTCGACGCGATGCTGGGCGACACGATCGGCACCGCCTGGCGCAAGGCCGTCCGCGCGCAGGCCAAGAACCCGCGCGCCGCCACGGCATGGAAGGCGCGCGCGCTCAATCTCGACGCGGAAGACCCGCACATGTCCGTAGCGCTGGCCTGCTTCGCGCCTTTCAAGGCTGAGACATGGATGCTTGCCGTGCCGCTGCCGATCCCCTGCCCCATAGGCCCGAAATTCGCCGAACCGGAGGATATTGTCTTGATCGACCCCGCCACTGGCGCGGCCGCCCTTCATAGTGGCGACACCGACACCTTGATCCGCTGCGATGACGCAGACCGTTTCAGCGTCATGGCTGACGCGAAGGCATGGGCTCGAGAGATCGCAGCCAGCGCCGTGGAATGGTTCTATCGCCGCGAGCAGGCGCACCGCGTCGCCAATATCGCCCCTGCTTGGCTCGGCGCACCGTCCGCTCTGGCGATCGGCAATCAGGACAAGATCGCGTGGCCCCGCGTGACCGCCATCACGGCGGGTGACGGCATCGATGCTGCGCGGCTCAAGAAGGCCATCTTCCGCCAGACCCGGATCACCCATGTCGAGAGCGCAATGCAGATCGGGAGGGCGGCGTGACCATGGCGAACGTCATCGACCTGAACGCCTGGCGCCATAACCTCCAGATGGGGGACCGTGGCCCCAAAAAGAACATGTCGAACCTGATCGTCCACCTCCGCAACCTTCCGGGATTGGGCAAGACGATCAAGCTGAATGAAATGACGGGCGACGTGGAATGGCACGGCGACCCGATCACCGACACCGATTATGTCGATATTCAGATGATCGTGGAGCAGGCGCAGTTTCAGCCGTCCAAAAACGATATCCCCATTGCCGTCGCGCGCGTGGCGCAGGACAACAAATATCACCCTGTCCGCGACTATCTCGACAGTTTGAAATGGGACGGCACGCCGCGCCTCGATCGCTTTCTGCATATTCTGTTCGGCACGCCCGATACGGAATATGAGCGCGTCATAGGCTCCAAGTGGATGATTGGCGCAGTCGCCCGCGTCTATGAGCCGGGCTGCAAGATGGACAACATGCTTGTCCTGGAAGGGCCGCAGAACCTTGGCAAATCCACCGCTCTAGCTGCGCTGTTCGGGCGGCAGTTCTTCACCGAAATGGTCAACGAGTTGCGCGACCACAAGCGGTTCATGGAGCAGATCGCCGGGAAATGGGTGGTCGAGTTCGCGGAACTGTCCGCCATCCGCCGCGCAGACGTTGAGCTGGTGAAGGCCGTTATATCCATGCAGGTGGACCGCGCGCGCCTCTCCTATGGCCGCACACCCGCCGAAAGGCCGCGCCAATGCGTCCTGGCCGCATCAGTGAACCCAAAGCATGACGCGGGTTATCTCACCGACCCGACCGGAAACCGGCGCTTCTGGCCCGTCCGCTGCACGCGCATCGATATGCCGAAGCTGATCCGCAAGCGGGATCAACTGTGGGCCGAAGCAGTCGTTCGCTACCGATCCAAAGAGCAATGGTGGCTGGATGAGGCGCAGATAGAGATTGCGGGCGGAGAGCAAATGGACCGCATGGCCGTGGACCCGTGGGCCGACTTCCTCGAAAGCCGCCTGACGATCGGCTTCAAATACACGTCCGTCGAAATCCTGACCGAAATGCTCAAGGTTCCCATCGATCGCATCGACGGCTTCATGAAGAACCGCCTTGCGGATGTGATGGTGTCGCTTGGGTGGAAGCAACACCCTGGCAAGAGGCGCGACGACAGCGGGCAACGCCGCAGTGTTCGCGAGTGGCGGTGGCCCGAATGATCGGCGTAGACACCCGCCCCTTGTCTACACCCTTTCATCGCACAAAATTGCGACGAGTTGAGGTGTCTACGGACGAACCGTTGAGTGTCTACACCCAATTCTACACCCCTGTAGACAGGAAAAATCCAATGAAATCAGCAGCTTTCTTTATTGTCTACGGTGTCTACACCATAGTTTATAATATAGGGAGAAAATGCAAGAACAGGGTATATAGGGGAGAGTGTGCCCAAGTGTGGACACCTGTAGTCAGGGGTGCCGCATGAGCTACCTGATGAAGGGCGCTCAAGAGGGCGATGCCACCACCATCCACGCCACGCATCCGGCGTTGCCGGGCACCTATGTTTGCTATGCATTTGCAAGCGTGGAAACGTCTAAAGAGCCGGTCATTCTTTGGGCCGTTGTGTCGGATGGAACGCCAGAACCGATCACGATAAACGGCGTGTGGGATGGCACCAATCAACAGAATAGCTTCGTCTTGTTCCCGGACGGTCGATGCGCCCGTTACGAACAATCGTGGTGCAATGAATCCGAAGCTGTAGCCGAACTGCGCCAGTTCGATCGGTCGCTCCCGTGAGCCCCCTCACCTCCTTCATCTGCTTCGTGCTGAAGAACCGGCCATCGCGCCAGGACGCCGGCAAGGAAGCTCGCCGCCTCAATCTCAGGATCGATTGGGCCCGCTATTATTTCGACACATTGGGAGCAGGACGATGACCCCCACCACCCTCCAGCAAGCCCGCGAGAACGTCGCGGCCCGGTATGCGCAGCCGTACCACCAGCGCGCGATCCTCTCCGGCCAGTGGGACGCCGGCTCCCTCGTTCGGGATGAGATCGCCAAGGTTGAGGGGGGGAAGTGATGGGGAATGGGCTGAATTTGGCAGGATGCGCGACGTCAGGCGCGATTATGGCGATGCTTGGTAGTTGGGTAGCCAAAGACCAACAAAAGCGCTCCACGGGGCTTAAATCGGAGGACCGCCCATGAACCCCCGCGCCGCCCGCCAGGCCACCGGCATGACCCGCAACGAATGGGCAAGGGCCATGGGGGTGTCAGTGCTGACCACGAAAAGATGGGAACAGCCCGGCAGCAGATACGCCCGCGCGCCAACGCAGCACCGCGTCGAGCGCATGGAGCGCGTGCTTACCGGGTGTGGGGTAGATTTGAGGGAGGTGATGGGATGAACAAGCTTGCCATCATCGCGGCTGTTGCCGGTTTCGTCGCCGGTCGCATCCAGTTCGTCCAGCATGGCCACGTCCCGACGCTGCCAGAGCCTGAGGTTGATCACGATGTCGTCGCGTTCAGCACCGGCGATATGCGCGATGGCGATCCCGAGCTTGTCGAACGCAACCTGCAATCGATCATGCTCTCGAACGCCTTCGGGTGCGACATCGCGATCAGTCGCGATGGCGGGCGAGCGCAATGGCTGGCTGATGGTGGGGAGCCTGACAGGGGCAGTTTTCTGGTGGTGCGCAGGGAGGATCGGGTATGAACGCTGTTGCTGTGATTGAGGCGGCGGTATCGCCTGCCGAGGAATGGATCGATCGGGGCCGAACGCTCGCCGCTAAGCGTCGCGATGTCGATTGGGCGATCGCTGACTGGATGGTCGAGGGCAAGGCCGCCGGGCACCTCGATCAGGCCGGCTTCGACTTCCTCGCGGACAATCTGGGCATCGGCCCGGCCAAGCTGAAGCTGATCCACAAGGCTGCGGCGATCCCGGCGCACCTGCGCGACACCAGCCTGACGGTCGAGCATCATGCGCATGTCGCCGAACTGCCGGTGCAAGAGCAGATCGAACTTCTGACGGAGGCCAAGCGCCAGCACTGGAGCGATGATGACCTGCGCAAGCAGACGATCACGCGCAAGGTCGAGACGGGCCGCGCGGCGATGCTCAGTCCCGACGAGTGGGACGACCATTGCCGGATGCAGCTGCAGCACGCCTGGAACCGGGCCAATCCCTCGGTGCGTGAGGATTTCGCCGAACTGATCGCGGCAAGCAATATGGGGGTAATCGATGCTTAATCACGGCACACGCGGCGCGCATCGTCGCCCATCGTCCAAGCTTATTCCGCCCCTGCCGCCCGAGTTCGCGCAGCAGTTCGTGGAAGGCGGATGGCGACGCATTGAGCGGGTCTATGGCGCGCGCAACGACTTGGTGCGGAAGTGGATCGCCATGGCTGGCGGGGAGCGCGAGCTTAAGCGGCTGCGGCGGGAGTATATGGCTGGGAGGCGCAAGGGATGAGTGAAGATCACGTCACCGGACGGCCTACCATTTTCAGCGAAGAGATCGCCGATTTGATTTGTGATGGCCTCGCTGATGCCCGTAGCCTGCGGTCGATCTGTTGCGATGAGGGTATGCCCAGCCAGTCGACTGTTTTCCGGTGGTTGGGGGATGATCGGTTCGCGGCCTTTCGGGAGCGTTACGCGCGTGCGCGCGAGGCGCAGGCTGACGCCATCTTCGATGAGATACTGGACATCGCAGACGATGCTTCAAACGACTGGATGGAGCGCTCGCCCGACGACAAGCGAGGCCCTGGCTGGGACTTGAATGGCGAGCATGTCCAGCGCTCCAAGCTTCGGATAGATGCGCGGAAATGGATGGCATCCAAACTGCGGCCGAAGGTCTACGGCGATAAGATCGAGCACGAACATATCGGAGGCATTGCACTAACCGTCAGCGAAGAGGACGCTGGCCTGTGACATTTTCGGATCTAATCGACGCTCTGGTCAAAGATTTCCGGATCGATGAAAGCCGGAGAGGCACATTCATTTCCCGCGTCCAGCAACTTCAAAAGGCAGGCGCGTTGCCAAACCCTGGGCGAGGCCGGAGAATAGAATATTCGAAATCCGACTTAGAGAAAATAACCGTTGTCCTGCATCTGATTGATTTGGGAATCTCACCAGAGAGGGCAGTTGCGCGGGCATCAGGCGAGACTAACGGGGCGCTTTCGTATCTCAGGAAATGTCCCGCGCCTGCAATGGCGAAAATTGTTCTTCCATCAGGTTCATGACTGCCCCCCTTACTCCCCGCCAGCGCGAAGCCAACCGCCTCCTCGCCTCCCCCGCCCGCAACATCATGCTCCGTGGCGGCTCGCGCTCGGGCAAGACGTTCCTGCTGGTCCGCGCGATCCTCCAGCGCGCCATCAACGCCCCCGGCAGCCGGCACGCGATATTCCGCTTCCGCTTCAACCACGCCAAGACCAGCATATGGGCCGACACGCTGCCCAAGGTGCTGAAACTGTGCTTTCCGGCCCTGCGCGTCCGGTTCGACAAGACGGATTTCTATGTCGAGTTGCCCAACGGGTCGCAAATCTGGATCGCCGGCTTGGACGACAAGGAGCGGGTCGAGAAGATCCTCGGTGCCGAATATTGCACCCTCTACTTCAACGAGAGCAGCCAGATACCTTGGGGATCGGTGGAAATCGCCATGTCCCGGCTCGCGCAGAAGTGCGAGCTGGCACCCGAGATCGCGGCAGCGACCGGCCGCACGCATCTGCCGCTCAAGGCCTATTTCGACTGCAACCCGCCGTCGAAGCTTCACTGGTCGTTCCAGCTATTCCGCGCCAAGGTGAAGCCTGGCACCAAGGAGGCGCTGCCCAACCCCGCCGATTATGTCGAGATGAAGGTCAACCCTTCGGACAACGCAGACAACCTCCCCGCCGAATATTTCGAGGTGCTGGCGTCGATGTCGGCGGCCAAGCGGCTCCGGTTTGAGGCCGGCGAATGGGCCAGCGAGGTCAATGGCGCGCTTTGGGCGCTGGAGGACCGCCAGACCGAGGGCGGGACTATTCCCGGCATCGATGGCCACCGGGCAACGCTTGAGCGCAGCCCTGACGATGGCAGGCCTCAGGTTCGCTATGCCGGCGCAGTCATCGACCTGCAGCGCATCGTAGTCGCGGCGGACCCCAGCGGCACCAAGGGTGACGGCGGCGGCGATGACATCGGCATCGTGGTGGCAGCTAAGGGGGTCGATGGGCGCGGTTATGTTCTGCAGGATGCCACCTGTCAGCTATCCCCCGATGGCTGGGGCCGGCGCGTGGTCGAGATGTATCGACGCTGGGGCGCCGATCGCGTCATCGGTGAGCGCAACTATGGTGGTGCCATGGTCGAGTTCGTGGTGAAGACGGCCGACAATTCGGTGCCTTACAAGGAGGCGAACGCGACGCGCGGCAAGGTCGTGCGCGCAGAGCCGATCTCAGCACTCTACGAGCAGGGTAAGGTGAGCCATGTTGGCGATTTTCCCGACCTTGAGGACCAGATGTGCAACTTCACCGCATCGGGCTTCGTCGGTGAGGGATCGCCTGACCGGGCCGATGCCATGGTGTGGGCGCTGACTGAGTTGATGTTGAACGGCAAGGGCAGCGCCTTCGACGTGCTGTGATCCGCAAATGCGGCGCGGATACGGGCGCGCTCCTGCGGTGGTGCCGTCCGTAGCGATAAGCGGCCCCTCCCCGCACCGTCGCAAGCATGGGAACCGTGACGCGCCTCTGGGATGGCCTGGCCAACGTTTTGACCGGGCGCGGCACGACGGTCGACCGCTCAGCGCACAACTTCTGGATGCGCCGGTTCACAACCCCCGAGCAGATCGAGAGCGCCTATCTCGGCTCCTGGCTGCATCGCAAGATCGTGGATATCCCCGCGCAAGACATGACCCGCGCCGGCCGCGATTGGGACGCGACGGACGACCAGATCAGCGCGATCGAGAAAGAGGAAAAGCGCCTAGGCTACTGGCCCAAGCTGTATGAGGCGCTAACCCTGGGCCGTCTCGGTGGCGGCGCTATCCTGATCGGCCTTGGCGATGATCCGTCCAAGCCTCTGCCCGCCACCATCCGCAAGGGCCAGATCCGCTACCTGTCCGTGCTGTCTCGCTGGCAACTGACGCTTGGCGAAATGGAGACGGACCCCGAGAGCGACAACTTCGGTCAGCCCCGATATTTCCGCCTTTCGGGCACAGGGCGCCAGGTCGATGTCCACCCTTCGCGCGTCGCCGTGTTCAAAGGCCTGCCCATCCCCGCGATCCGCATGGCGTCGTGGGAGGATAATTTCTGGGGCATGTCCGTCGTGGAGGCGTGCGACGAGGCGGTCCAGCAGGCGACCACCGCATGCGCTGGCTTCTCCGCGCTGATCGATGAGGCCAAGATCGACGTGTTCCGGTTCAACGGCACAGTCGACCAGCTCGGCCAGCCTGATGGCGAAGCGAAGCTGATGAAGCGCGTCGAGCTGACCAACACCGGCAAGAGCGTACATCGCGCCGTCATCCTCGACAAGGAAGACGAGTGGGAGCAGCGCCAGCTTTCGTTGGCCGGCGTACGCGATGTCATCATCACCTTTGACGGGCGCACCGCCGGCGCCGCTGACATGCCGGCGGTGCGCCTGTTCGGCAAATCGCCCGATGGCATGAACGCCACCGGAGAAAGCGACCTCGCAAACTATTTCCAAGGCGTCGGCGCCAAGCAGGACATGCAGCTACGACCGCCTATGCAGCAGATCGATGCCGTCATGCTTCCGTCCGCCGGCGTACCTGCCGATCTGCCGTGGACGTTCTCGACGCTCATGGTGCTGACCGAGCAGCAGGCGGCCGACATCGAACTGAAGGAAGCGCAGGCGCTCGAAAAGATCGTGGGCCTCGCGCTGGTCCCCGAAACCGCGATGGCCAAGACCGTCCAGAACCGCCTGATCGAAAGCGGACGCTGGCCGGGCCTGAAGAAGGCGATCGAGGAGGCCGAGGCCGCTGGCGAGGCGCTTCCCGACAAGGTTGACGAATCCGAACTGGGGATCGTGCCCCTCGGACAGGAGGGAGGTGATCGTGCCGTATCTGCCCGGAATGGCGGCTCGGGAAGTCGGGCCGCCTCCGGTGCTGTGAATGATGCCGCGACCTGGCTATCAGACGCCACGCCGCGCCCCACCTATGTCCAGCGCAAGCTGCTGAACGCCGACGAACTGATCGCATGGGCCAAGGACAATGGCTTTGCGACCGCCCTGCCCGCCAGCGACATGCACGTCACGGTTCTCTACTCCCGCAGCCCGGTCGATCCCATGAAGATGGGCCGCGACTGGCGCGAGGACGAGAAGGGGCAGATCATCGTGCGCCCCGGCGGCCCGCGTGCCATCGAGAAGCTGGGCGAGAACGCCGTGGTGCTGCGCTTCGCCTGCCCCGATCTGGACTGGCGCCACAAGGACATGATCGAAGCCGGCGGTTCGCATGACTGGCCGGAGTATGCGCCGCATGTGACGATCAGCTATACCGCGCCCGAGGGTATCGACATTGAAGCGCTCAAGCCGTTCAACGGCGCGCTGCGGTTCGGGCCTGAGATTTTCGAGGCGCTCGATCTGGATTGGAAGCAGAAGATCGCGGAGGCCTAACGGTGGCCTATGACCTGACTAGGATGGCGCGCAGAGCGGGCAAGCGGCGAAACATCGTCCTCAGGCCGATTGTCCCCGCTGTCTCAATGGCAACCGACCTCGCCGCGATCTACGCGCCGGCCTGGCAGATATGGGCCGACAACATCGACCGCATCCTTGCCGGCTATGATCCGCAACCGCTACCCATTGGGGACGCGGCGAATTTCAGCTATAGAGATTGCGAGGCGACCGCTGTTCACGAGTCAGGTCTAAGTGTGAGCGGCAGCAAGATCGGTGGGGGAAGGCTGCTGGATGATACCCCGCCGGCCGTGGGTCCGAATCCCACCAGCGATCGCCTCACTTTCGACACCGTGGATCAGGTGCAGGCTGCCATCAGCAGCGTGGCGCAGGAGTTCCTGACGATCCTCACCGCACGGATCGCGCCGGGGTTGCGGCAGTGGGTTGTGCGTAGTGAGAGGGTGCACCGCTCGAAATGGTCCGCCGCGATCAAGGCCGGCGTGGGCGTCGATCTCGACCTGATCCTGTCCGCACAGCCGGTGGAGGAAGCCCTTTCATCATGGCTGGCGCGTAATGTCGCGCTTGTGAAGAACATCAGCGATCAGGCGCAGGGACGAATCGCGGACGCCGTGTTCCGCGGATATGAGCAGCGGACGCCGGTGCGCGAGGTGGCCAAGGAGATCCGCGAGGCAACGGGCATGGGGCGCGACCGGGCAATTCGCATCGCCAGCCATCAAAATTCATCCCTGTCGGCGGCGCTGGACACCGAGCGAATGGCGGAAGCGGGACTGGATTTCGCAAAATGGCGTCATTCGGCCAAGCGCTTCCCTCGTAAGGATCATCTCGCCCGCGATGGCAAGATCTACAACATAAGGACAGGCAAAGAGCGGGATGGCGATGGTTCGGCCCCGGCAGATGATCGGCCAGGCATGAAGCCCGCATGCGGATGCCGCTTCCAAGCGTGGATTTCGCTTCTAGATTCTATCGAATAGCTGGGTTTTCTGACGATTCGCTGCTATAACAAACGGGCCGGAATGGGAGTGGAGTCCCAAACCAGCCCTGACCACGAACCGCACTGGAGATGCGACTATGGCTGAACTTTGGTTATCCGATCCCGACAATCTTGCCCACTCACTTCGGACGCTTCCCGAGCGCTTCTGGTCTAAGGTCGAGAAGGGTCCATCCTGCTGGACATGGACCGGCACGGTTAATCGGCTTGGATATGGCCATATCCGGGTCGGCCTCGGAATGAAGAAGTCCACCCATGTGGCCCTGTTTCTGGAAACGGGAGAATGGTTGCCGGAAGGCAGTATGGCCTGCCATCGGTGCGACAACCCTTCGTGCGTCAATCCGGCCCACCTGTTCATCGGAGATGCTTTGGCGAACAACCGTGACCGGCAGTCGAAGGGCCGCACGATCAGCAACCTCGACAAGCGGACAGTGACGAAGTTCCTCGGGGAGGCGAATGGGTGCGCTCGCCTAAACGAGGAGAACGTCAGGGCCATCCGTTCGTCCCCGGAAAGTGGGCCTGTGTTGGCTGGGCGATATGGGGTGTCTGTGAAGACGATCAGTCGTATCCGCAGGAGAGAAAAATGGGCGCATCTAGCGTGATCGAACGCGCCGCGCGGGCGCTCGTGGGTGATCACCCGGATCGCCCTTGGGAAAGCCTCTCTCCGGAATCCCAAGCTCGTTGGACCGAAGCAGCCCGCGCCGTCATCACCGCGATCCGCGAGCCGAGCGAGGTGATGGAGGACAAAGGCGCGCTTGCGGGCGACTGGAACCGCGACAACCTGACCATCGGTCAAGAGGCGAAGAAGGTCTATGAGGCCATGATCGACGCCATGCTGGAGGAAGGGTGATGGACATAGGAGACCGTTATACGATCCTCCTGCCGGTCCAGCGCCGTTGGTGGCAATTCTGGAAGCCGAAGGAAACGATTGAGGAGCTTGAGTGCGTGGTCACGCGCGCCGCTTCCATGGCGTCCCGCCTACCCGCAGTCTGGGACGCATCAACGCGATTGCCTGACTAACCTCCCGTCCGTAGCACCCCAAAAGCACCATGCGGCAGACAAGCCCCATGGTGCAACTGACCGACACTCTCGACGCGTCCAACGGGGTCCGGATTTGCCGGGATGGCTCCCTTGTCGCCGAAGTGTTCGCCGCGCGCACGGGCCTGCAGGACTATTTGGGCCGCGAGGCTGACCCCGAAAACAAGCACGGCTTCCGCGACAATGCCCGCGTCTCGGTCTATCGTCCGGAATCGGAGGTGTTCAAGGCTGACAGCCTCGCCTCCTATGTCGCCGCCCCCGTCACCATCGACCACCCCAGCGTTGCCGTAACCGCCGATAACTGGCGCGAGTATGGGCGCGGCGAGATCCATGGCGATGTCGTGCGCGACGGCCAGAAGGTCCGAGTGCCGATCATCGTCCGCGACGCGCAGGCGGTGAAGTCGGCCACGACCACGCACAAGCAGATTTCCATGGGCTATGCGACCGAGCTGGTCTTTCCGGCTGACGGCAAACACCCAGACGGCACGGTCTGTGATGCCTATCAGACCAATATCCGCATCAACCATATCGCCTTTGTTCCTGCCGCTCGGGGCGGGCCGGAACTGCGTGTCATTGACGAGCGCCCCAACCTTCCACCGGAGAAGCCCAAGATGAAGATCACGATTGGCGACGCCAAGGACGTTGACCTGAGCGACGGTGCGGCTGTTGCCCTCGCGGTCGGCGCCCTGAACACCTCCCTCGCGGATGCCCAGACCAAGGTTGGAACCCTGACCGCCGATCTGGCCACCGCCAACACCACCATCCAGACCAAGGACGGCGAGATTGCCGCGCTGACCGCCAAGCTGGCGGACGCCGAAGTTACCCCGGCCAAGCTCCAGCAGCTTGCCGATGCTCGCGCAGACGTGATCGCCAAGGCTAAGATCCTGGCCCCGGCGCTGGCGACTGACGGCAAGACCGACGCGGAAATCCGCAAGGCCGCTGTCACTGCCAAGCTGGGCGACGCCGCCAAGGACATGGCTGACGCCGCGATCGAGGGCGCCTTCATCGCTTTCACCAAGGACGCCAAGCCGGCGGACCCGCTGCGGCAGGTGCTGGCCGATGGCGTGCAGACCTTCGGTGATGCCGAAGCCGCGTTCGCCGACGCCCAGCGCAAGGCAAGCGAACAGCGCCGCAATGCCTGGAAGACCCCCGCCACCTCGGCCGCAGCGTAAGGAATCCGCGATATGGCTATCACCATTCAGACCAACTACGCCGAGGACTACGCCAAGGGCTATCCCGGCATGATCGCCAATGGCGAAACCTCCAACCGTATCAGCCGCACGGTCGAGACTGCGGCGGGCGCCGCCTTCGGTGCGCCGCTCTATCGTGGTTCCGGCGATCATGGCTGCGTCACCACGGTTGGCACGCTGGCCACCTTCCTGGGCTGGGCCATTGCCGATCGCGGCATCGTCCCGACCGTCGTGACCGGCGCGGTAGACACCTACCCGCAGTATTCGACTGCAGGAATCCTCACCGATGGCGCAATCTACGTCACCATCACCGGCTCGGTGGCGGATGGCGCGGCGATCACGGTCGGCACCGGTGCGGGGGCCGCCGATGGCATTGGCGGAACTGCTGCCGACGCAACCCACATCGCGACCGGGTGGGTCGCGGACGAAACCGTGACGAACGGCATCTGCCGTATCGTGCGCCGCTAAGGGGGGAATGACCCAAATGACTGGCCTGATCTTCACCGACGCGCAGCAGGCAATCGGCTTCGCCCGCCCCGCGCTCTATCGCACCCACTCCACCGTCATGGAAGAGAAGTACCCGGCATTCCAATATGCCAAGTACATCCCCACCAACGAAGATGGCGACATGTGGGATGTTGGCACCGTCGTGACCTCGCTGAACGGTCCCGCTGGCCGCGCCGAATATCTCTCGGGCAAGGGCTTCGACATTCCGAACGTGTCGGCCCAGATGTCGCAGGGCGTCAGCAACTTCTACCTGGCGGGCTGCGGCTACGAACTGTCGCTGCAGGAAGTTAATCGTGCCTCCAAGATGGGCGTCGACATCAACACGCGCGACGCTTCGGACGCGCGCAAGATCGCCGAGAAGTTCATCTATGACCGGGCTATGACCGGCTCGACGGAAAAGGGTTTCACCGGCCTCCTGAACAGCGCGACCGTCCCGGTTGCCAACGTCCCTGCGGACGGTACGGGTTCGGTCACCAGTTGGTCGGCCAAGGACGCCGACAAGAAGGCGCGCGACATCAATCTTGCGCTAACCGACGTGTACACCGCGACGAAGGAAACAGAACTCGCGGACACGATTCTGCTGCCCACCTCCAGCTTCCTTGATGCTTCGACCACCCGTATGGGTGACACGGGCATGACCGTCCTGGCGTTCTTGCAGCAGAACAATGCCTATACCGCGATCACCGGCCAGCCGCTGAACATCATGCCGGCGCGTGAACTGGAAACCGCGGGCGCTGGCGGCACCAAGCGCATGGTCGCCTATGCGCGGAATCCGGGCATCCTCGAATTCTTCCTTCCCGGCGCCTTCACCTTCCTGCCGCTGCATCCGCTGTCGTCCATGTCCTGGCGCGTCGACGGGATCATGAACGTCGGCCAGACCGAAATCTATCGCCCCAAGGGCATCAGCTACCGGGATGGGATCTAAGCCATGAAGTCGTTCACGAACCACACCGCCGGCCCCAAGGGCGTCAATATCGTCGGCGGATCGACCGTATGGATCGATCCCGGCCAGACCGTCGAGATCGATCCGAAGACGATCGATGGCAAGGTGCCCGATCTGGGCAAGGCGCCGGATACTTCGGCCGAGGTCGATAATGGTGCGGTCGAAGCCCTCACCGCGCAGGTGGCCAACCTCACCAAGCAGGTCGAGGCCCTGACGACCGAGCGCGACGGCCTGGCGAAGGACAAGGAAGACCTCACCAAGCAGGTCGAGGCCCTGACCAAGCCCGCAGACACGAAGAAGTAACCGCCACCTCCGGGGGCAAACGGGGCCGCTGCTCACACCGGGGCGGCGGCCCTTTTCGTAAGGACTGACCCATGGCCTACACCCCGCCGACGAAGGCGACGTTCATTGCGATCTTTCCGGCTTTCGCTGCGGTGGCGGACGAGGCTTATGCGTTCTGGTCGGCGCGCGCCGGGCGGATCGTGGACCCGATGCAGGCATGCTTGGGCGAGGACGCTGATCTGGCTGCCATGCTCATCACGGCGCACTATCTCACCCTGCAAGGCGTCGGCACCGGGACAGAGGCGAAAATGGCTGCACAGGGCGCCAGCGGTTTCAAGCGCATCAAGTCGGGCACGATCGAACTGGAGCGCGGCGATGCAGCGTCCAGCGGCGCGGACATGGGCGAATATGGCACGACCAGCTATGGCCAGCAGGTCTATCCGATGCTCAAGGCCTGTTTGGCCGGCCCGCGCGTTACCGGAACCGGCCCCGTCATCGGCGGGTGCGGCTTCAACGGGTTCGCCGGCCCGCTGCCTTATGGGAGGTGTTGATGGGGCTTCTCGATGGCGGGATCGCAAGCATCTTCGGCGCTGCGCTGGGCGGGCTATACCTGCCGGCGACGCTGCATGTGCCAGGCACGCGCACCGACGACGAAGAGGGCAATATCTCCTATGGCCCCGAAACCGATATCGCATGCCGCGCACAGATGGATGCCGCGACCTATGCCATGCGCCAGAGCGAGGGCTATTCGGAAGGAGATGTGCGGATCATCATCCTGACCGCTGGACTAGGCGCAGAGGTCACGACGGATTGCCAGATCACCGTCAGCGGCAAGCGGTGGATGGTCGGTAGCGCCGATCTGGATGCTGCCAGCTCGCATTGGGTTTGTCGGGGACGGGCGGCGTAGTGGCCAAGATCACCGGCCAGAAAGCCCACAAGGCCCGCCTCAAGCGCATTCGTGGCGCCGCGATGCGCGCCGAGGTTGGCAAGGCCATCTACGTCGCGGCCGACTATCTCAGCACTGAAGCAGCCCTGTCGATCACGAACGGCGCTGTCAGCGGCAAGGGGCATATCGCCAGCGCGCCAGGCGAACCACCCAATGCGGACACGCATGATCTCGACCGGTCCATCCACACCGAGCGAGAGAGCCAGCTTGTGGCGCTATCGGTGGCAGATTCTGACCATGCCGGCGATATGGAATTCGGCAATTCGCGCGTTGCTGCCCGCCCATTCATGCAGCCGGCGGCCGACAAGACCCGTCCCAAGGCCCAGCGCCTTGTCCAAGAGGCGGTCAAGCGGGTATCCCGAGGAGGCGCGCTATGAGGGTAAAATTCAGCGCCGATTACGACCACAAATGGCCGTCTCGGGCCATGACGTTCTTCCCCGCCGGCTACGAGGGCACGGTGCGCCGAGAGGTCGGAGAGCGCGCCATTGCGAAAGGCAGGGCGACAGAGGTGAAGCGCCGTGGTAAGGCTGGTGCCAATGGCGAAACCCCCGCGATTTCCGACAGCCGACGAGGTGGACGAGTGGCTGGATCAAACGATGCTCCTGATGTGGGGGCCGTCGTTCTCGATCCGCAGGTGGATGGGGCCGGATAACGATGACGACGCTGGACCCATCCCTGTCGGTCAGGGGCAAGATCATCGCGAGCCTCAAGGCTGACGCGCAACTGACTGCGATCGTGCCTGCGGCGCGGATCTATCCTGGCAAGCCGCCCGCCTCACCCGTGTTCCCGTTCATCCGCGTGCCCATGCTGATCGGCACCGTGGCTGAGCTGGACGGCGGCAGCGGGTCGGAGCAGTCCGGCGTGATCCACTGCTTCACCAAACTGGCCAATCCTACCGTGCCCGATCCCGAAGCGCAGGCCGCGACCATCAACCGTCATATCGTCCGCATCATCAGCGGCATCGATGATGTCGACCTTGGCGACGGGGAATCGCTCGGCGTCCACGCGGTCCAGACGCAGGTGATTGAGGACGGCGCCGAGGCTGATGCATACCATGGCATGGTCACAGTGCGCGCCACCGCAACCTAGCGTCCGTAGAGCGCCAGCCCCCTCCCCCATAGCCTGCCCGCAAATCCTCGCTGGAGTTGCGGAATGGCCTATACCGACAAGCTGAAATCGACGCGCGTCGCGATCATGATGGGTGACGGCGCGACGCCGACCGAAGTCTTCTCGCCGATGTGCGGCATCACCACCAAGGGCTTCCAGCAAACCCGCGCGACGAACGACACGGTGGATTGGGACTGCGCCGATCCCGACGCCACGCCGATCACGGTTCGCGATGCCGGCGCGACGGACTGGACCATCAGCGGTTCGGGCCTGCTCCACCGCCCCCTTCTGGCCGATGTCCAGGCAGCATTCGATAGCGGCAACCCGACGAACTTCCGCTTCATGTTCGATGAGCTGACCGGCAGCGAAGTGATCGACGGCTATTATCAGGGGCCGGGCTTCATCACCGATCTCAACATCACCGGCAACAACGGCGAATATGTGAACATCAGCATCACGATCAGCGCCGCCGGGCCGAAGACTTTCGTCGCCAACCCCTAACCCTCTCCATCTGCCAGCGAACCTTGAGGGGCGGTCGAAAGGCCGCCCCTAATTTTGCGAAGATGCGGTGGCTTCGGCCAAGTGGTCAATCCCACCGTTGTCGAGCCAAATTATCAGTAGGAGGAATATGATAATGACGCCAAGCAACCTTCCCCCGATCGCTTTGCGCCCCTCCAACTGACCGCTTAGCATTTCACCTTTGGTGAAGTCAGCGCCGCACTGCGGGCATCTGCTCGCGCGAGTGTCGATTCTCGTTCTGCATCGCGGGCACGTTTTCAAGCCACCTCTCCCGTCCGTAGAGCAGCCCGATGGTTCGCACATAGCGTTCCCTCATGCAAACCGAGATCGCCCTGCCCTTCGCTGACGGTACTTATCTGTTCCGGTTGCCCATCAAGCGCATCATCGAAATCGAGGAAAAGGCCGGGCCGATCGACCTTGTGAAGCATAGGCTGATGCACGGCGGATGGTCGATCCATGATGTGGTCGAGACGCTGCGGCAGGGGCTGATCGGCGGCGCCAAGGGCGAGGTGAACGGCAAGGCTGTGGATGTGACCGCCCTGCGCGCGAACAGCCTGATCGAGAACTATGTCGATGGTCACGCCATTGCCGAACATCACCTGACTGCCAAGGCCATCATCGCCGCGCTCTATGTCGGATATGGGCCGGCCCAGCAGGCTAAAAAAAAAGCCCCGGCGAAGCGGCCGAGCCGTCGAAAATCGACTGGGGCCTCGTCCTCCACAACTGCCGAACCCTCGGGCTTAGCCTGAGCGATGCGGAGGCCATCACCATGCCGGAATATGCCGCGCTGATCCATCACCACGAACTGGCCAATGAAGACGGCGAGGAAGCGCCCCCGTCCGCTGATGACGTGAGCAGCATGTTCCTGCGCATGGAGCGCGCCGGTATCGGGAAGATCCACTGATGGCTGGGATCACCGCTGATCGCGTCGTTGTCGAGCTTGAGGCTCGGCTTGATCGCTACGAGGCAGACTTGGCTCGCGCTGAGGCGAAATTTGAACAGGCCATGGATGGGATATCCAGCAGCTCAAGTGCCGCTGAGGCCGTTGTCACTAGAGCGTTCGCCTACATGAAGGCTGCCGTTGCCGGTTTCACGCTAGTTGGCCTCACCCAAGAATTTCTTTCATTGGCAGATGAAGCGAAGAAGCTCGACGCAACGCTGAAACTTGCCACCCAGGGGTTCGGCTCATTCGGCCAGGCGCAGAAGGACGTTAACCGGATCGCCAATGACACGCGGTCGGGACTGTCCGAAACCGCCTCGCTCTATGCCAACTTCGTGCGCGGGGCGAAGGAACTCGGCGGCACACAGGCGGAAGCGGCGCGGGCCACGGAGACGTTTTCCAAGACGCTCAAGATCAGCGGCGCCGATGCCAATCAGGCCGCATCTGCCACCTTGCAGTTCGGCCAGGCGCTTGCGGCCGGCGCACTGCGCGGCGACGAACTGAACAGCATCCTTGAGGCGTCCCCCCGCCTCGCCCGCCTGCTCGCGGAAAGCATGGGTCAGCCGATCGGGCAGATCAAGCAGTTGGGCGAAGAGGGTAAGCTCACCTCGGACAAGCTGCTGAAGGCGCTGACTGACCAGAAATTTACCGCCGGCATCGATGCGGAATTCAAGCAGCTCCCGCTGACCTTCGATGATGCGATGACGCGGGTCTACAATGCCGCACTCACGACGTTCTCGGGCTTCGACCGCGGTGGCGAGTTCTCCACGATGCTGGCGAACTTCTTCGTGGATGGTGCAGACGGCTTTGCTGATCTGGAAAAGAGAGCCGAGGATTTCGGCATATCTGTTCGCGGCACACTTGAAGGGCTTGGCGATGCATTCGATCCGCTAATTGAGGCTGGCGCTGAAGCGTTCCGCCTGCTCGGTATCGACCTGAGCAATTTCAGCATGAATGGCCGCAAGGAGATCAGCGAGATTCTCGGTGCGCTCGATGACCTGCTCAATATAGGCCCGTCGATTGCGAACCGGTTTGGCGCAAATGGCAAATTCGATAGTCGTCTGCAGGAAACCTTCAACAAGAGGTCGGCGGAATCTGACGTGCAGCGCCGCATGGCGCTCATCATGGCGGCTGACCCGCTCGTTGATGCTCCTCCCCGACCAGCCAAAGGCCCGTCCGCCACATCAGGCGAATCCGACGCAGACAAGAAGAAGCGTCTCGCCGAAGAGCGCAAGGCCGCACGCGAGGCGGAGAAGGCCGCGCGCGAAGCCTACCAGAACGCGCAGGAAGACCGTCAGACGCAGATCGATATCCTGCGAGCCAAGTCTGCGCTCACCGATGATCTCGAAGCACGGGCGCAGTTTGAGCGCGAAATGCTAGATATCGAGCGCCAGCAGCGCCTTGCTGAAATTGCTCAGAACAAGACGCTCTCTGACCAGCAGCGCCAGGCACGGATCGACGTTATCAACCGCCTCTATGGCTCTGCCGGCCAGGGCGACGAGATCATTGTCGACGGCGGCGGCCTGCTGCCTCGCGCCGTCATGCGCGACCTCCAGAAGCGCCTTGAGGATGCCGCCAACATGCAGGCGGAGGCGCAATATGACATCGCGCACGACGCTCTGGCGTGGCAGGAGCGCATGGCTGGCACGCGCGAGGAGCGCCAGAAGGTCCAGCTTGAACTGCTCAACCTTGAGTATGAAGAGCGCCGCCGACAGCTCGAATTTCAGCAGAAGAACGCAACGTCTCAGGCCGAGCGTGACGCCTTCCAGACGCGGATTGACGCGCTCGGCGGGCAGATGGCAAATGACCGCGCATCGATCGAGCGCGACAATGAAGGCCCGCTGGCCCGCTATCGCCGTCGCATGGACGAAACCAGCACGCAGGATCAGGTTGAAGAACTGATCACGCAGGAGCTGGACTATGTGCGCGACGGCATCCGGGACAGCATCACCAAGCGATTGGGGGTGAAAGACCCGTTCCTGGCTGGGCTGATCGATATCTTCATCAACAAGAATATCATCGAGCCGTTCCTGAACTCCATGCGACGCACGGGGGAATCGGGCGGCACGTTCGGTAATATCCTCACCTCGATCAGCACCTTCTTCCAAGGCTCCGCAGGCGGCGGCGAAACCGGCACCGGCGTAGGCTTCGCATCCGGCGGGTCTGGCGTCCTGGGCGGGCGCGGCGGCACTGACCGTAACACGCTGTCGCTGAACGGGCGGCCCATCGCCAACGTCACGCGCGGCGAGACGCTGAGCGTGGGTAGCAAGGCAATCCGGGCCGGTGGAGGCGGCCAACCCACCATCTATGCGCCGCAGTTCAATCTGCCAAACGCAGTCGTCACGACCGAGCTTTATGCCGAGATGGCCAAAATTTCCCGCGACAGTTCGACGCGCGCGGCGGGCGCTGCCTATGCGCAGAGCCAGCAGTCGATGCCCGGCACCCTCAACAAGTTCACGCAGTTGAAGGGCGGCTGATGAACGAGTCCTTCGGCATCCGCATCGCATCTGATCCCCCGGCCCGGCTTTGGGGCGGCTTCGGCGACCTCGAAATCCCGGCCGACATCGTGGAGAGTGAGCCGGCCATTTACCTCGGCGGCGGCGAACTGCTGAATGCGCCCGACTTCGAAATTCCGATCAATGCGACGGCAGAGCGCCTGGACATCCGAATTTCCGGCGTTTCTTCCTCCATATTGCCGATCTTCATGGCCGAAGCGGCCTCGGTAAAGGGCGCCAAGGTCCATTTCGTCCGCTTCTATTTTGATGGCGACTGGCAGCTTGAGGATGTTGAATATGACACTGTCTGGCGGGCGGACAAAATCAGCATCGTTAGCGACGACAATGACGGCAGGACGCGCACGATAATCCTGTCGATCGCGACCGACGACACGAACCGCAACCGCTCGCCGCAGGCATTTTTCACCGATCAGGACCAACGCCGCAGATCCCCCACAGACGCAATTTTCAGCCACGTCTCGCAGATCGTGCAGGGCACCATGCGGAGGTTCGGCGCGAAATGAACCTCGGCGAGTTTCTCAAATCCCCCCGTCCCGCGTTCGATTATGTCGCGCACGACTGCTCCCGGTGGCTCGACCGCTGGCTGGTCAATTGCGGCCATCCCAGCGTCATGGATGAGATCGGCCGAACCTATGACAGCGAGCGGGGGGCCATGCGCGTGATCGTACGTGGCGGCGGGCTGCTGGCCATCTGGACGCGCAACATGGAGGGGATCGGCCTCATGCAGACTGAGGAGCCGCAGCAGGGTGATGCTGCGATAATGGCCGTTCCGACCGACGATGGATATAACCGTACGACCGGCATATGGACGGGGCGGCGCTGGGTAAGCGTACACCGCCACGGCCTTATTTTCGGCGTCGGCTCCCCTCTTGCGATCTGGAGGGTGTAATGGCCGGCGTCGTTCGCGCGATCATTGCGCCAATCAACATCATCGACAAGGATCTGGGTAAAATCGCCCTGACTATTGTCGCGATTGGCGGCAACTTCATTCCCGGCGGCCAACCGTTCGCTGCCGCTGCCGCTCTCGCCCTGGCCACTCTCTACAAGCCGAAGGGGCCGAAGCCAGAGCAGCAGCAGCGATATGTGAAAACCGCCCTTCCCGCGCGCGTGTCGGCCTATGGCAGGTTAAGGCTGCATTGGGCCTACATATTGTCGGTTACCAACGACGACGGGTTCGCGGTCGATGCCGGGGCGTATCACGATGGCCAGATGGATGGCATCGAGCGATACTATCTTGGCGAGAAGCAAGTTTGGATCAATGGGGCCGGCTACGTCTACCAGCAGGATGACGGCGAGTTTGGTGACGCTGATACCATCCAGATCGGCTTCAATCTGGGGCTGCCCACGGAAACTGCCTTCGCACCGGTCATAGCTCGGCTCCCCGGCATCTGGACCACAGATCACCGCGGTGACGGCGTAGCTACCGGATTCATGATTTCCAAGCCGGTGAAAGCGAAAAATTACTCGAAAGTCTACCCGACCGGCGGCCCGGATTCCAACGCCCCGTCGATCGTTGCGCGCGCGCAGAAAGTCTTCGACTGGCGCGATCCTGAGCAAGACCCCTATGATAGTTCGACTTGGAAGTGGTCCGAAAACGCAGCGATCTGCACTGCTCATTATTACCTGACCCGGATGAACAAGGATTGGGACACGCATTTCGCGCCCACCCTCTCCTACTGGACCGCTTTCGCGAATGACTGCGATGCGCCGGTCAACGTCCATCATGGTAGCGGCGCATCTGTCTCGCGCGTTGAGGCAGGTGACTACACGATCACGATAACGAGCGCAGAGGGGCTTGAGCCGGGAAAAGAGGTCACATTCTCTGGGGGAACCGAAGTCAACACCGTTGCGAGCATCGATGACCTCGCGATCACATTCACGGCGCCATTCGTCCAGGATTACGACCGGGGCACGATGCTGACGTGGATAGGCGGCGGCGTCGAAGCCAGATATCGCGTCGCCCTCGCCCACAAGCATACAGACCAGCACAAGGTCACGATCGGCAATCTGCTGGCCTGCTGCGATGGATTTGTAGCGCCGCGCGGTGATGGTGCGTTGGTCGCATATTCGGGGCGTTATGTGGAACCCGATCCCGCTGACCTGATCGGCCCCGGTGAGATCGTGAACTGGTCGTGGGATGACGGGATCGTGGATGAGGACCAGATCAATGAAATAGCTGTGTCCTACATCTCGCCCGATCATGATTACGGCGTCGTTGATACCGACGCCTGGCGCGATGAGGATGCCATCATGGCCGCCGGCGAGGTCAAGCCGACCACTCTGGAAAACAGCGTTCCGAGCCACGGTCAGGCCCGACGCCTCGCCAAGCGCCTGCTCGACAAGACCATGGCGCCTTATCGCGGGACGATCACGACAAACCCGAAGGGCAAGAAAATCAGGGGGAAGCGCTTCATTCCCCTGCATATCGAAGAGGCTGGAACCGTCTTCTATTCCGGCCCTGCGGAAATTGTGCGGCTGAAGCGGACGCAGACCGGCGTCCAGTTCGATTGGGTGCGCGCGAATCCTGCGATCGATGCATGGAACCCTGAGACTGAAGAGGGACAGCCAGCGCCCGTAGGATCACGCCCGGCTGTTACGCCGCTGGCTCAGCCCGTCATATCCGAGGCAGAAGCCGAGCTAGGTGAAGGCGGTGTGGGCGCCCGCATCCGCATCACGGTTGCAGGATTCGAGCGAGAGGATGTGACATGGTATGCGCGCTGGAGGGTGACGACCGATGTGTCATGGGTGGATCAGGAATATACCGACATTGACCCCGGCCCGGCGGCAGTTCTTTTGACGAACCTTGTCCCGACAGACGCCAGCATTGACGTGGAGGTATCCTATTCGGTCGGCGATGGCAGGCCGTCCCCCTGGTCCGCGCTTGTGCCAGTCAGCACTTCGACGGCAGGCCTTGCGCCGGCGGCCCCATCTGCTGTTTCCGGCACTGGCGGAATCGGCCAGGCGACGATCCAATGGATCAACTCCAGCTCGGCGAATCTGTCCTACAGCCGCGTCTATCGCAACAGCACGAACACCATCGTCGGCGCCACTCTGGCGAGCGGAGATCTACCGTCAGCACCCGGATCCACACAAAGCTATGTCGATACGATCGCCGCCGAGACATATTATTATTTCGTTCGTGCATTCAGCGCATCCGGGGCGCAATCTGGGGCAGTTGGAACTGGATCGGTGATAGTGACATAGCCGTCCCGTCCGTAGCTTGGCGCCCTGGTTATGGACACGCTTGCGCGCATGCTCGCGACCTTCCCGACGTGCCAGTTCAGCTTCGCTTCGCGCGAGATAATGGTCCGCGCCAACGTGATTTCGGGTGGAACCGCGCTCAATGGTGATGAGACGGTCATTGCGACCGATGGCGGCGGCCGGTGGGTCGCTGACTACCAGAACGCGCCTCTCAACAGTCGTGAGAAAGTTCTTTCCTGGCGCGCGCTGCGGGCGCTGCTGAATAGCGGGACGCGGGCCTTCATCTTCCCGATCTGCGACGCCCGTCATCAGCCTGTCGTTTCCCGCCATCGGGTTCCGCACAGTGACGGCACCCCGTTCAGCGATGACAGCCTTTATTCGTCGGGCGATTGCGAAGTCTACGCCGCAGCAGATGCGGCCCTGCGCGCCACAAGTATGACGCTCAACATGGTGCAACTTGGCAAGCCGCTGATCGCGGGCGAGCGGTTCAGCATCGACCATCCGACCTGGCGCGACCGGCTCTACGAGATCGCAACGATAGAGGGCGATCAAATCACCTTCCGCCCGCCCCTGCGTGAAGCAGTCACGGCCGGAACCGAACTTAACTTTTCCGATCCTCGCTGCGTGATGCGGCTGTCCGGTGACATGTCGGCCCCGCTCAGCGGCCCGCGCTTCGCTACCGGCTCCCTGATGCTGGTGGAAGACATGACCGGGAGCTACACCTAATGGGCGCCGTCCAAGACGCATTCAACATCGCCTTTCGTGATTTCGTCACGGCGGGCATTCCGGCGTCTGGCGAATATGAGCCGGACAAGGCCCTGATCCGCGCCATCGGCCCGATCATCGAGCAGCTTTTTGCGGTTACGGGCCTGAGCGACAAGCCGTACGAAACGCCGGAAGATGGTGCCGCAGCGACCACTGACGGGGATTTGTTCTGGGTTAAGGGGTCTGGGACCGAAGCGGCGCGCCTCTACAAGAAAGTGGGAGGGGTAGCGGTTGATCAGGGCATTGCCATCCCTTCCACGCTCGCGCTTGAATCATTCACGCAGTCAATGATTGATGCGCTCGCACTGATAAATCAGAGTCTTGATGCGGTCTCTTCCCGGGCAATACAAGGTTCGTCAAAGCCATCCACATTTTCATTTCTGACGCAGCCGCTGGCAGGCGGGGCGGCCCGTGCATTTGATGTCGGCAGCGACAGTGATGGATTTTCACCTCTGTGGGGAGACACGGAGGGCGCAGTCCACATCAAGTTCGCGGCTGATGATACGATCGAGGCGGTGGGCGGTTCGCGCCGTTCGTTCACCCATGGCTATCCAATGGTCATTGTGGATCAGGATGGCTGGGGCTTCCCGCTTGAATATCTCCCCGGCAAATCCTTCACCTATGGTGCGCCCGTCGTTCATGTTGACGATGACGGTTATGGCTTCCCGGTCGATTTTCGACAGACCAAGGACTACATCACTTTTTCGGTGTCGGCCGGGGATCATAGCGACGTGGCCGTCATGGACGCGCCCAGCGGTCGGTCCCTACGGCTGACTTATAACGATGGCGACAATTTCTCGCCGACCCTCACAAACACTGGGGTTCGTTGGGTTCGCCAGTCTGGCAGTAGCGTCTCGGTTCGCGAACAGACGCTTTCTGTCCAGGGCGCGACCAATGTCGCGAATGGTGTCACCACGCTTTGGCAAACCATCGGCATCGGCCAATCGAACATGCAGGGGGCCGACAGCTATGGCCCCGGTGGGGCAACTACTGACCCGGATGGCGTTCTCGCGTCGGGGCGGACTATGGAATTCCTGTTCGGCGTCAATCCGGGTGGCAACGGCCTGGCAGTCCCGGCCACCGAAGCGGTCCTCGGAACATTGCGGGACATGCAAAGCGATAATGGAACAACCATATTCCCCCGAATGCTGTTTGGCCTGCTTCCCGCCGTTGGCGCAACGGGTGCGCTTGTTGGAACGGCTCTTGGGCAGTCGGGAGCGGGATATAGCGGCATCAAAAAGGGGTCGATCTATTACGCCAACGCGCTGGCGACGATCATGGCTGGCCGCCGTCTAGCGTTCAATGACAATATGAACCATCGCGTTCCCTTCTTCGCCAACCTTCATGGCGAGGCTGATCGCGGGGCATTTCTAGCTGATTATCTGGGCTATCTGTATGAGTGGCAGAATGACTTCCAGACCGACCTTCGCGCGATCCTGCTCGATGACAATTACGTCCTCCCCTTCCTTTTGTCCCAAATGTCTGGCTGGACCTATTACAATGATGTGGCTCGCTCTGAGGTGCCACTGGCGCAACTGAAATGCGCCATTGATAACCCGGCGAAATTCATCTGTGTCGGGCCGCGATATCATCTTCCCTATTGGGATAACGGCGTCCATCTGACACGCGAGGGGCAGCGCAAGCATGGCGAGGAATTCGCCCGCGCCGGTCGTGCTCTGATGTCTTCGTTTGATGCAAACGGAAACCCAAATGGCGCATATAGCCCGCTCCGGGTCGCGTCTGGATCGCGCAGCGGAACGACCGTGACGCTGACCACTGCTGGCAAAGTCGGGAACCTCGTCATCGACACGGCACTGATAAGCGACCCCGGCAATTTCGGAATCACCTATCGCGACACATCGGGTAATCAGGTGGCGGTCAGCAATGTCCAGATCGCCAGCGCATCGGCTGGGACCATCACTTTCACCATTGCCAGCGCGGTTGCCGGTGTCGCTGAAATCGCAATGCGCGGGACACCGGGCGCGGCCCCCGGCGCTATCAGCGGGGCGCGGGCGTGCTTTCGCGACAGTTCGACCGACATATCCGCTGTCGATGGAAGCCCGCTCTACAAGCATATCTGCCACGGCGAAGTGGCCATTTCGTAAGAGGAAAGTGACATGATCGTTGGCTCAAAGCATCCGGTAAAAGGTCAATATTCTGCGCTTGCCCGCACGCGCATGACCCAATTCAACAACGATCCCTACAACGATGCGATTGCCAACATCGCGGATCAACTTGGCATCGTGCAGGGCATCGACCCTTTCGATTACAAGACTGCCACGCGCAGCATGCCAGACCTAGTTGGCGCCGGTTCTTACGCTGGAGTTACCGCAATGGCGAAGGACGTTGACGGCGGCCGACCGGTCCTCATTTCTCAGGCTGGCACCGATGACGGCCTTGTAAGCACACGCGCCAAGGCGGAAACAAGTTGGACGGTTGCTGGCTATGTTCGGCAGTATGCATCGAACCAAAGCGCAGCCGGAAACAAGGTTCTGTATTCGTTCGGCTTGGCGAATTTCTATTTCCGCAACCGCAGTAACAGCCCAATCTATGATGCGATGGTCGGCGGATCATCTGTCCTGAATTTTTCGTGGACGACAGAACCGCGCATTATCATGGTCAGCTATGATGCCGTGACCAAGGTCATGAAGGTCATAGAGACGACGGCTGGACTTCTCGACCACGAATTGGCGGCATCGTCTGCGCTCGTATCGGACCCTGCAAATGGCACCCCTTGGGAAATCGGCGGCGGCGAAGGCGCGATCGATTTCGACGGGATCATCGGCATGACTTTCATCTGTAACAAGGCCCTCCACCTCCCCGCGAATGACGAGGTGCGCAACCTGTTCCAGACGTTGATGGCTCAGAAATATGGGGTGCGGTCGTGACCTTGATAAATCCTACATCGGCGCTGGCGGCGCAGGTTGATGGGCTGACGGCCGACCAGATCGCAGATGGCGAGAGTAAGGTCAGCATGACGGTGGGGGAGCGCGCGGGCGCGGCCGTGGAGCTGGGCGCGCATGGCTGACCCCGCACCTTCACCGGAGACATCTATGAATCACGCTGACTTGCACCGGCGGCTGACGACGCTGGGCTATTATGATGGCGCAATCGACGCGCCGTTCGGCGCGAAGGGCAAGGGCGCGGTCATCGCCGCGCTCACGGGCGGGCCGGACTATCCTGTGACGACGGGCGACATACCCCATGTGGCACGTCGCCCCCGCGTTCCAACTGCCGGTGATTGGGTTGGCAACCTGATCGGTTTGGGATCGCCCACGTCACCGGCAAAGGGCAGGCGCCGGGACCGCTGGCAACCGCTGAGAAGCCAGCAACCCGCGCGTCGTCACGCTTGGGCTGGTGCGATGAATAGGAACGTAGCCATGAATACACAACAGGGAGCAATGACGATGACGCCTTGGGGCGAGGCGTTGATCGCCAAATATGGTTGGATATGGGTTGGCCTGTCGTTCGGGTTCCTCGCCAAATATGCGCTCCTCATCAAGAAGGGCGTGAAGATCAAGCCGACCTTGGTGCTGGCTGATCTGCTGATCCTGCCGATGGTCGCGCTGATATCCTACTGGATGATCAGTCGGGCCGGTGTCGATGGCGAGGGGGCTGCGCTGATCACGGCCGGCGCAACCGTTGGCGCGGATCGCATCGTCAAACTCTATACAGATAGGTTCGTCCGCCAGGTGGGCGACGTGATCACTGACGAAGCCATGCGTCGCAAGGCGGCCATCCGCGAAGAGGTGCAGGCCGAACTGAGCGCGGAACGAACCCTGCATGACATCGCAACGGGCAAGCGGCCCTTGGGAGGTGAATGATGGCGTCTCTGAAAGAAATCCAGACCTTCATCGGCGTGAAGGCAGACGGCGTTCTCGGCCCGGTAACCCTTAACACCATTGCCGCAAGGCTGGGCATGAAGACTGGCCGCTACGTGTCATCAGCCGGGCAGGCGCTCATCAAGTCATTCGAGGGCTGCAAGCTGGCGGCTTATCCCGACCCCGCAACCGGCGGCGACCCGTGGACCATCGGCTATGGCGCGACCGGGCCCGGCATCTACAAGGGCGTGGTATGGACGCAAGATCAGGCGGACAAGCGCTTCGGCGAGGATATCGCGTCCTTCGGTGATAGCGTTTCGGCGCTGATCGGCGCGGCGGCCACCAGCCAGGCGCAGTTCGATGCCATGGTGTCGCTGGCCTACAATGTCGGGATCGGCAACTTCCGGGACAGCACCCTGCTGCGGCTTCACAAGGCGGGCGATTATTCCGGCGCTGCTGCCCAGTTCGCTCGGTGGAACAAGGCCAATGGCGCAGTCATGGCGGGCCTGACACGGCGGCGTGAGGCTGAGGCCAAGATGTATCGGGGGCAGGCATGACCCCGCCCAACGATCACTTCTCAGAAATCGTTCTGCTCGGCATTATCTCGATCGGCGTCATGGTGCTGATGGGCCTTGCGATCCGCGACAACAGCGCGGGCGAGGCATCGGCATGGACCGCGATCCTTATGGCCATCATCAACGCTATCAAGGAGCGGTGGCAGCAACGGAGCCTTGATCGCATGGGCCAGAGCCTCGCCAACGCGCCGCCCGCCAATCCTCCCGCACAGGATCCGCAGTCATGAAAGGCCTCCTGATCGGCATCCCCATATCCGCCGCGCTCTGGCTGGCGCTGCTGGTCGGCGGCGCATGGGTAATGGCATCATGATCCCCCTCCCCGCCACCCTGCGCCCATATCTGCTCGGCGCGGCCGGCATAGCGATCCTTGCCGCTGCAATATGGGTCTGGCGCATCGACAGCCTGCGCGCGTCCCACAAGGCTGACGCGGCGAACGTGCGGCGGGAATACGCCATGTTCCGCGAGCAGGTGGAAGCCAAGGCGACCGAGGCCCTGATAGCCCAGAAGGCTGTCAACGCTGCCCAGGAACAGAAATGGAAGGAGGAAGCCCATGCGGCCGACCAGAAGCACGAAACCGAGCTGGCTGCGGCGAACGCTGCTGCTGAGCGCTATATTCGCGACAACCGCCTGCTGCGGCAAGCAGTCGATCGAGGTGCGATCGGGGAGGCCGGTGGAGCCGCCCAGGGTGACGGCGCCCAAGGTGGCGACCGATCCGGTGCGGCTGCCGAGCTGGTTGCAGTGACGGCGGATGATGTGCGGATCTGCACCGAGAACACCCGCCGGCTGATCGATGTTCGGGATTGGGCGCTGGGGCTTTAAAAGCCGCCAGCAACCCAGCGGCCGATCAAGAATCCGATAGGCACCATTGCTACGGTGATTGCATCGCGAGCAAGGACTGCACGGGCCATGCGCTCGTGACCGTGATCCTTGAACAGGCGCGATAGGTCGGCTGTTTTCTTGGTGTAGAGCTTCATTCCCCCGCCTCCCGCGCTTCGGAGAGGGTAGCGCGGGCGATGCGTCGCGGCCAATCCGGGTCTAGCGCTATTTCATGCTCTTCCTGTTCAGCGATGGCCGTCAGCGCCTCCTGCAGCCGCGCAATCTCGCGCCCATAGTGGTCAATCGTATCCCTCGCCTCCGCCGGCGTCATCGGGCGCTCAAAGCATGGGTAGCCCTTTCCTGCCGGATCTTCCCATATGGTCGGCATCCCGGCGGTTGCAGCTGCGACGGCGTGATTGACCATGGCATCCAACCTGCCCCATACTTCCGGATACGCCTTGTCTAGCGCATCCACCTCGGCAAGATCGGTGACAATGTTTATCAGGCCGATCACATCATCTTCCGTCACCCCGCCAGCGTCCGCGACCGGGTGGGTGGGGGCGTCAAGGCAGGCCTGCAAAACGTTCCATAGGTCGAGGCGATAGCCGACCTTGGCCTGATCGTCGTGCATGGCGCGGATGAGATCGCGGGCAGCTTCTGGAAGAGTTACCAGCCCCTCGGGTTCGTTCGGCTTAGTGGTCATGGGCGGGTTCCTCTGCATACTGGCGGCGCGCCGCTTCCATTTCGTAGATCAGCAATTCCTGCATCGCCTTGGGCATCGCCTCGAAGATTTCGCGGTCAATCTTCGACTGAGCCATGATGTCTTCGCGGGTCATTCCTCACGCTCCCCGCGCTTGGCGCTGGAGAGGGCGGCGAGCCACAACGCAATTCTAGTCCAAGGAACGGAATAATCCCCACTCTCGTCAGCATCTCGCCACTGAAATTTTACATATCCGTCGCCAGCCAATCGCGCAGAGACGAACTTGCTTTCCTTCATGTTCTCTTCCCACCAAAGCTTTGCGTCTCGCGGATCGAACTTTAGTGGGAGTTCGCCGTCGAACGCCTGCCCGCGAGATTGGGGCGGAAAAGGGCCATCATAGACGCCGAACATCGTCATACCCTTATCTTCGGCGGCTTCCTCAGCATCCTCCCTGTGCGTCCAGATGCACATATCCTCATCCCAGAAGACTTTGCCGTCGCTATCTCGAAGCATATAGGCGAACGGCTCAACCTCCCCCGCGTCGAACTCTTGGCCGAGACGCTGGAGGGTGGGGAGTGGGGCGGGAACGTCCGCCTCGGGCGTGACGACAAGGCGGCCTACAGCGGCCAGGACGAGGCGCAAGCAATCCGCCACCTCAAGATCGACGGCCGGCAGCTTATCGGCGGCCGGTCCAGTGAAGCAGTCGGCAGCAGGATAGAAAAATCGCTGCCACGCCAGTTCCGCACGATCGAGAAGGACGGCGTCCACCGGCTCCCCGGCCTGCTCAAGGGCGGCGAGGGCTTGGGCGGCGCGGCGGAAATCCGACATTGGAAAGCCATCCAGTGACGTAGCTTCATCGGGGTGGGCCGGATGGATATGTCCGGCGGCATCGGCAAACGGTCGCAGCGCCTCAATCGCCATCTTCACAGCATCAGTCATTGTTCGTTTTCCTTGGATATGAGGTGCTCGCGGACGGCGAGCGCAAGTGGAGTTAGGCAGACCATTGCCAGCAGTCGGCCGCGTTTGATGACCAGATCGAAGCCGCCGTCTTCGCTGGTTACAAAGCCCAGATCGATCATGGCTCGCCACGCCGCGCGATTGGCTGCGGTGTTGGGGAAGATGTGATAGGGCGCGTGCCGCTTCTCATCCTGATAAGTCGCGATCACGGCCTGCCGCTGCGCCTCCGTCAGCTTCTCGGCTATCTGCTGGGCGGGGGTCATGCTGCGGCTCCAGGCTGGTGGATTCTGACAAAGGTGTCCGCGGCATCAATCACGCCCTTTGCGGGCCACTTATTGGCGAACGCTTTGATTTGGACGGCGCGCTGGCCGACGATTTCTAGGGTCGCCATTCGCCGCATATCGATCCGGATCGAGTAAATATGGCACCCGCCATTCATGACGCGGGGAATGTAGGTGGCGACGCAGTGCCGCATCCGGCGCCCTTCCTCCATCAGCATGGAAGGCGTCGACAGCTTGAAGAACTCAAAGCCGCCATGCTCGATGTGATCCGGCCAGTCGCTCAGGTCGATGACTGTCGTTGGCGTGATGCCGATGCCCAGCTTACCTAGAGAATTATCGGCGGCGAGCCGATCGTGCCAAAGCTGGACCTCGTTCACCATGCGCTCGAATGACCACCGCGAGATATCGACAGATTTGTTCCGCGACACAAAGTCGGCAAAGTCGCTAGCCTCTCCTTCAGCGCACCGGTGGGCGTGCTGCGCGATCCAGGCAAATCCCGCTTTCGGTGAAGAGTGGTTCAGCCGCATTCGCCGACGATACGTCTTCAGCGCACCAAGCCACTTCCGCTGTGCATGAGGCCGTTCCGGTATCACCTGCGACAAGGTCGATGGCGAAAGGTCGTTCAGCTCGCGAACAAAATCCGACATATATGGCTGGATCGCGTAGCCCTTCAGCTTGCGAAGCGGCGCCGATATGCCGACAGAGGCCATCACCATCTTGAGCTTTTCGCCGCGCTCGATAGGCCCGCCGATCCGGCTTGCGATGTAGAGTCGATCCGCACGGCTATTGGCCTTCACGCCAAATGAAGCCGCCAGCACCGGCGCCTGTTCCAGATAGTCGATCGCCAACGGATGAAGGTTCGCGATGAACTCAGCATTGCGGTGCATGCCTTGGTTGGGGAACAGTGCCCGCGCGCGCATCGCCGGAGTCAGTTCATCGCTCAC